CGAATGCAAGCCGCAATGTCGCGGCAGGTCGCGGCAACCTGGGCGCCGTTCCCGCGGGCGCAGGATCTCGCCCAATTATCACGGACATTCCATCCCACGCCGGGCAAGCATTCGCCGCTTACGAGCGCGAGGCCATTGACAGCATGGATGCGCTCGAATCCGAAGGCCTCGCCGAATTGGAAGGCCGCAGCGTAGAGAAGGCCATGCGAATCGCCGCCATCCTCGCCGTGGCCATCGATCCCGAGGCGCCGAAAATCACCGCCGACCTGGCCGACTGGTCCATCCGCTACGTTCGCCACTGGACAAAGCGCACCGTCCTCGCGGTACGAGAGCACATGCACGGCTCGAAGTTCGCCCAATGGCAGGCCGACGTGCTGCGCACGATTCAGAACGGCGGCGACAAGGGCAGGACCGAACGCGAACTGTGCAGAATCCTGCGTACCTACAACGGTCTCGACCTGCGCCAGCGCCGGGCCGTCATGGATGCGTTGTGCGCGCGCGGCGATGTCGCGCTCGTCGAATCATCTGGGCAATCCGGACGTGGTCGCAAGCGCGCCGCGTGGGTAGCCATCGCCGAAGAATCAGAGGATTCAGAATAAGGTGCCGACGAATATAGCCTTAGTGCCACAAGGGCTAGAGCATATTCGTCAGCAAGTGTCAGCACTACCGCAGACGCTTATAAGCAAGACGGCAGTAAGCGAAAATTAAAATCGTCAAAAAAAACACGATTTCCTATTCGCCCCTCTGACGGAGAAGGAGTCATTTTCACAGGGGGAAACAGTATCTTTGACAATTTATCTTTTTCTCTTTTTTACCTTATTTCATAAGGGTTATAACCGTCGGCAGACCCGCTGACGATTTGCCGACAACGCCGACGATTATCCAGACCATCATGATCGAACTACTGCTCCCATGGCCGCCATCCACAAACAGCGCGTGGCGCAACGTGGGCGGCCGTGTGCTCATTTCCGCCGAGGGCCGCGCCTACCGCACCGCCGTCAGCAACAAGGCCGCAGAAGCCCGCAGAGGCGGCATGATGGCCACAGGGCCGATGCGCGGGCGATTGGACGTGGCGATTACCGCCTATCCGCCGGACAACCGCCGCCGCGACCTCGATAACCTGCTCAAACAACCACTCGACGCCCTTACCGGCGCGGGCTTGTGGGAGGACGACTCGCAGATCGATCGCCTGCGCATCACGCGCGGCCCGGTCTATCCTGGCGGTCGCATCCTGGTCGAGGTATACCGATACGACGCTGCCGACTCGTATTTCCCTTCAATCAAAATCGCCGCATGAGCCACCGCGCAGAAATCCTCCGCTCAATGCACGCCGCCGGCCTGCGCCTGGATGACGCTGCAACGGCAGCCGATATCACGATGTGCGTAATCCGGCGCCAGCGCGATGAGCTGATCTTCGCTGCGGATGCCGCTGGCATGGGATGCAGGCAAATCGCTCGAATCATGCGCCTCACTCCCGCGCGGGTTTCGCAACTGTTAAATGCCGGTCGTAGAGGTTTAACGCAGGCCTGACGAATTATGCACACGCGACAAGCCGCGAGTGTCGCGGGCGGTTCACCCAAACAACCGCGGCAGCGCGGGACGGTTTTCCGACGTAGTCGGCACGGTTCGCCGGGCCGGTGAGTGGTTCGATCCGGTCATGCGTCTGGGGGTTCTCCGGCCGGCGACCGCGCAAACATTCCGAAGATGCGATGGACGAGACAAAAAACACGATCATTCAGCGCGTCGGCGAGCACATCGACGCAGCACTTGGAAGCGATCCGAAAAAGGTCGCAAAGCAAGCGCTAGGTGAGCGGCGCATCCAAACGTGGATGCTGTCGGCTGGTGTTTCGATCATGTCAGGTATCGCGATTTTGATCATTACGACGTTCGCCGGGGTTCCGACGAAGCTGTCTCACGTCGGGGACGAGGTTACGACGAGCCGAAACGAAACCGCCGCCGCGCTGGCGCGCATCGAACGCCGCATTGATGGCGGCGACTCGAAGGATGTCGAGCACGACTCCGAATTGCGCGCGCTATCCCGCCGCGTGGATCGCAACGAGTACGTGCTATTCATCGCGCCAGCAACCGCGCCCTACGCGCGAGCCGCGCACATTCCGAAACAACTCAAGCCCAAGCCCATGACGGAGCAGGGGCAGGCGGTAAAACCCGATGCTCGTTAACGGCAAACGTGCGATGGCATCGAGCGCGCTGATTTGTGCGCTGGCGACACCTTGCGCAGCGTATTACGAGGGCATGATCCCGCACACCTACGCCGATCCAGTAGCCATACCAACCGCGTGCTATGGCCACACCGGCCCGGACGTGCAACCGGGCAACACGTACACGGCGGACGATTGCAACCGGTTGCTGACCGGCGATTTGGGCAGCGCGCTGCGCGACGTCGATCGCTGCATCGCCATCGACGTTTCACCGCCGCAAGCCGCCGCGCTGGTGTCGTTCACTTTCAACGTTGGCGGGCAGGCGCTGTGCGGATCGACGCTCGCGCTGCTGGCCAACGAGGGCACTCCGGCAACCGTCTGGTGCGCGCAAATGTTGCGCTGGACGCACGCCACAAAACTTGGCGTCACGATCGAACTACCCGGCCTCGTGAAGCGCCGGAACGCGGAATATCGAATGTGCCTAGGGCAGCCGTGGCAGCAAACCTAAGGAGTAGACCATGATCGAAGCAATCGTCCTAATCGTCGTACTGGCCGCGCTGTGGTACATCCATGGCCATCTTGCCGAAGTAAAATCGCTGTTGCATTTGCAATCGACCGCCATCGGCCAATCGCTCCAGACACCACCGCCAGCCGAGTCTTCAGCATCGCCGCCAGCCGTAACCGCGCCAAGCGCCGCATTGCCTGGCGGAATCGACACGCCGGACGCTCGCGGTTTTGTTGCGCTGACTGGCCTTCCGGCTGGCAATTACTACTCAAAAATCAGATTCAGCATCGGCGAGGTCGGAGCGGCGCTGACCGGCACGCAACACGCCAGCGTGGCACTCAATACCGGGTTTCTGGCAAACGGGCGCTGGATCACTACGCAATTCATCGGCGTGTGCGCAGAAATCGAAGCGGTGACGGATGGCACGACCGGCGCGACGACGTACCGACTGAAGCAGCCGCAGGTGACGATCCCGAACACGATCGCGCTGCCGCCCAGCTTCACGGTCTCCAGCGCCACGGCCCACTTTGCGGCGCTGCCCGATCCGAATACGTCTGGCGGCGGCGGATTCTCGCCGAATCACTGACGTGACGGACACCGACAAGTCCAAGTTTGCGCTGTGCCTGCTCGCGCTTGCTGCGGGCACCGCGTTGCTCGTTGTTGGCCGCATCGACGGCGCGCAATGGGTAAGCGTCACAAGTTGGACGGTCGCGGCCTATGTGCTTGGCCAAGTGGCTGCTGTCGTGGCGCAGGGCTACGCGGTGCAAACGATGCAGGTGGCAACAAAGCTCGCCGCGAAGGCTGACGAAAGATGACCGATTACGCACTCTGCCACGGCAACGGGCTACGCATCTGCCTGTCCTGCCGCCGCAATTACGACAACGTTGCGCTGGATCAAATCGGCGAGCATCAAGCGCGGCTCATGCCCGCCGTGCGTGACGACAAGTGCGGCGATTGGTCGGCGATGCCCGAGCGGTCGCGGGAGGATCGACTGTGAACGCGATCATTGAACTGCTAGGCGGCTGGCGCGCGACGGCGTTTGCCATGCTGGCCGCGCTTGGATGGGCAGGCTACGGCATCGCCAGTTTGCGCCTGACGCACGCGCAGGACGCCATGACCGCGCATCTTGCCGCCGACAAGGCCGCGCAAACCGCCGCAGAACTTGCCGCGCGCACGCGCGAGCTGCAAATGGCCACCGCCACCGCGCAAATATCCGCATCCTATGAGCGAGGTAAATCCGATGCGCAAACTGCCGCCGATGCTGTTGCTGCTGGCCTGCGCGCTGGCACTGTCCGGCTGCGCGCCCAATGGCGAGGCTGTGAAGCCAGCCGTGTGTCCAACGCTGCCGCCGCTGCCCGAGAACTTAATGCAGCCGAGCAAAGCCGAGCAGACAGTGCGGGCGCAATTGTTCGAGCCGCTAGCCAATGCGACGCACAAGTGAGGGGATTGCAGGCGATTCTGGTGAGCGAGAGAAATCCATGAGGCTGCAACGCACCGCGCTGTTCCTTGCGATCCGCCTAGCTCTACTCATGGGGGCTGCCGGGTGAAGCGCGCGCAAAACAAAAACTCGCTCGCCAATCTGCGCACGCGGCCGCCGTTCGAGCCGACCGCGCAGGAGCGTAAGCAGGTCGAGTCTATGGCCGGTTACGGCGTTCCGCACGAGGGAATAGCCTGCATGATCCGCGACGGCATCGACGAAAAGACCCTACGCAAACGCTTTCGCCGTGAGCTTGACGTCGGCAAGGCGAAGGCGCATTCAAAGATCGGCCAGACGCTGTTTCAGCAGGCGATGAATGGCAACATCGCCGCGGCTATCTGGTTCTCGAAAGCGCAAATGGGCTGGAAGGAAACCGGTCGCCAAGAACTGACCGGCGCGGATGGAAAACCGCTCGCGGCGCCGACCATCATCATTGGCGGTCCGGGCGAGCCTGGCGAGCCGGATGAACCTGAGTGAGCCGCAACGCCTTTTCGCGCGCAGCCGCTTTCCATTTCCGGCCTTTGTCGGCGGGTATGGCAGCGGCAAAACGCACGCGGCCGTCATCCGCGCAGTGTCGCTCAAGTCGCAATGCGTTGGCCAGAACGTGGCGTACTACCTGCCGACCTACGATCTCGTGCGCACCATCGCCTTCCCGCGATTCGCCGAAATACTCGACGAGTACCGCGTCCGGCATTCGATCAATCGCACCGCGGCCATCATCGACATTCCGGATTGGCGCGGCGAGATCATCTTTCGCACGATGGACGCACCCGAGCGAATTGTCGGATACGAGGTCGCGCACTCGCTGGTGGACGAGCTCGACACGCTCCCGGTTGAAAAAGCCCGCGAAGTTTGGAACCGCATCATCGCGCGCAATCGCCAGAAATGCGCGATGCGCAACTCCGTCGGCGTCGCCACCACTCCGGAAGGGTTCAGGTTCGTCTATGACCGCTGGCAGCGTAACCCTGCAGAAGGTTACCGCATCTATCGCGCTCGCACGGCGGACAACGCCAGCCATTTGCCGCCGGACTACATCGCCAACCTGCGCGCGACGTACTCGCCGAACCTGCTCGCCGCGTACCTGGACGGCGAGTTCGTCAACCTCACCAGCGGCAGCGTCTACCCCGACTTTGACCGACGCCGCGCGCACCTTGCCGCACGCGCCGAGAGCGCCGAGCCGTTGCACGTCGGCATGGATTTCAACGTCATGAACATGACCGCCGTGATATCCGTCGTGCGCGCCGACAAGCCGATCACGGTCGCAGAACTGACTGGCGTGCGTGATACGCCAACGATGGCCGAGCTCCTACGGCAACGCTACGCCGGGCATTCGATCACCGTCTATCCGGACGCCAGCGGGAAAAGCCGCAAGAGCGTCAATGCGCAGGAATCCGACCATGCGATTCTTCGGCAGGCCGGGTTCGTGCTGCGCACCGACGCGGCAAACCCGGCGGTCCGCGATCGCGTGAATGCCGTCAACAAGATCATCCCGGACTGGCGCATCAACACCGACGCATGCCCGCGCCTGGTCGAGTCGCTGGAACAGCAGGCATACGACAAGAACGGCGAACCGGCCAAGGACGGAGGCCATGACCATGCGACGGACGCCGCCGGATATTTCATCGCGCAGCGCTGGCCTATCCTGCGTCGTGCCGCGCGCGTTGAACCTTTGAGGATTTGACCATGACCACCGCCATTTCCGATCTTCTTCCGAGCGTAACCGCATCACGCACGTATTGGTATCTGATCGAGGCATTGCTCGAAGGCACCGGCGCGATGCGCGAGCTTCGCCGGAAATTCATGCCGCAACGCACACTTGAATCCGACGAGGATTACAACGGACGCCTTGCCGTGGCCACGCTGTATCCGGCGTTCACGCAAACGTTGCGCGCAATGACCGGTCGCGTATTCGCCAAGCCGTTGACGATCGGCGAGGACGTTCCGGGCTGGATTCAGGAGGAAGTCCTGCCAGACATGGACATGCAGGGGCAAAATGTCCACGTTTTCGCGCGCAAGTGGTTTGCCGAGGCGCTCGCGTTCGGCCTGTCGCACGTCCTTGTCGATTCTCCGGTCGCGCCGGGCGTTGCGACGCAGGCCGATCAAAAGGCGGCGGGCGCGCGACCGTACTGCATCCCGATTCATCCGCGCCGCATCCTTGGCTGGAAAACGAACGACGCCGGGGAACTGACGCAGGTGCGCATTATGTTCCAGCGCGAGGAGGAGGAGGGCGAATTCGGCACGACTTTTGTCGAGCAGATTCGCGTTTACGAGCTCGACCGTGTGCGCACGTTCGAGAAGGCGGAATGCGGCTGGGTACTCGTCGAGGAAATTCCGAACGCCTTCGGCGCGATCCCGCTGGTCACGTTTTACACCGGTCGCACGCAGTTCATGCATGCCATCCCGCCACTGCTCGAATTGGCCTTCCTCAATGCCAAGCACTGGGCGATTCAGTCGTCGAACGATGCCCTGGTCGATACCGCATCCGTTCCGATACTCGCCATGACCGGCGTGAACGAGGGCGACCAGGTTGTCATTGGCGCCAAGCACGCCGTGCGCCTGCCGTTGAACGCGACGATGCAATACGTCGAACACACCGGCGCGGCCATCAATGCCGGGCGCGATTCGATCAAGGCGCTTGAGGAGGCCATGAAGCAGGCCGGCGCGCGCTTGGTCGAGACGCAGGCGAACACGGCCAAGACGGCATCGCAGGTAGACGAGGAGGCCTCGCGCGACAATTCATCGCTTGGCGCGATGGTGCGCGACTTCGAGGATACGCTTGCCAACCTGCTCGATATGATCGCGCGTTGGCGCGGCGTGGGCAGCGGCGGGAAGATCGCGCTACAGGCGAACCTCGATCCCGACCCGACTCCGGCCAATACGCTGACGGCTCTGATCGCCCTGCGCAATGCTGGCGCGCTCTCGGACGAGACCCTTTTCAGTGAGGGCCAGCGCCGCGGATTGATCGCCAGCGACATCGAATGGGAGGACGAGGCCGCGCGCATTGCCGCGCAGGGCATGCCGCCGGCAGAGCCGCCACCGCCGGGGCAAGGCGGCGCGCCACCGCCGGCCGCGTAATCGATGCCGAGCGAGCAGTCCATCGTTGACGCTTACACGCGCCGCGCGCTACTGCTGATCCGCGTGGCTAGTGACCTTGGCGCGCAGGCCTTGGATGCGCTACGCAAGCTCGCGCGCGAATTGCGCGGCCTGATCGCAGGCGAGGACTTGTCCGCAATGGGAAGGCGCGACATGGCCGCGCTGTTGCGCGAGATCGACGACGCCATCACCGCGCGATTCGACGCCATCGAGCAGGCCCAGGCCGATGCGTTGGCCGATCTCCTCGACGCCGAGGCGGCATGGGCGGCCAATGCCGGCGGATTCAAGGAAAAGCCGAGCGCAACGGCTATCGCATCGGCGCTGTCCGGCTTGCTTGTGCTTGGCTGGCCGTTGTTGAAGCTATGGAACCGGCAGGGCGCGAACCTATCCGATCGGATAGCGGCGACGCTGCGCGGGGCATCCGCGAACGGCCAGCCGCTGGTCGATGCTGTCGTCGCCATCTTTGGACAAGGGCCGCGCGGGCGAGAGCGCGGCGGCCTGTTCGAGACCGCGCGCCAGCAGGCCGCGACGCTGGCAGATACCAGTGCGCATGCGGCCGCGTATGCAGGGCGACTTGCTGCCTGGAAAGCCGCTGGCGTGAGCATGCTCAAGTGGCACTCGATTCTCGACAGCCGCACGACCATTCATTGCGCCGTGCGCGCTGGCAAGACGTACTCGATTGATTTCAAGCCGATCGGCCATGACATTCCGATGGGGCCGCCGCCGCCAGCGCACTGGAACTGCCGTTCAATCCTCATCGCCATGTCGCCGGACTACACGCCGCCTAGCGACGGTCAAGACCCGTATTCCGAGAGCCTGGACGCATGGCTAAATCGCCAGCCGGAACGGTTGCAGGATGAATTGCTTGGCCCGACCCGGGCAGGCCTTTGGCGCGCCGGCAAGATCACGACGCGCGGTCTTGTCGGGCGCGATGGCGAGCCTTTGCCGATCGAGAAGCTGTAGCGCGTTAAATCGCTCGCGTTCCCATTTAACGGCCCAATCCATGAACCTGTATGCGCAGACAAGCGCGCGGATGCGCGCACGCGCGTTTTGGCCGGAAGGCCGCAATCGGGCGGATGCCCAAACGAGGAAATTGTGAAGCTCAAGACCGACGACAAAGGTAACGCTGTGCTCGAAAACGGCCATCCGATCTACATCCACGACGACGGCAAGGAAACTGCCATCGATGTCGCGGACATGGCCGCCCGATTCACGGTGTTGCAAGCCGACTCGAAAAAGGCGTTCACCGCCCGCGACGAAGCGCGCAGGGCGCTCGCCGCATTCGACGGCATCGATGCGGACAAGGCCCGCGATGCACTGGACAAGATCAGCAAAATCGACCTGAAGAAACTGGCGGACGCCGGGCAGGTGGATGCGGCGATCGCGGCGGCACTGAAGCCGGTTCAGGAAAAGCTCAAGGGCGAGACCGATCGCGCCGATGCGTTGACCAGGCAGCTTCACACGGAAATCGTCGGCGGCGCATTCGCCCGCTCGAAGTTCATCGCTGACCGCCTCGCGGTTCCGGCGGACATGGTTCAGGCCGTTTTCGGCCAGAGCTTTTCCGTCAAGGACGGCAAGCTGGCAGCGCATGACCGCGAGGGCAATGCGATTTACAGCCGGAGCAAGCCGGGCAGTCCGGCGGACTTCGACGAAGCCCTCGAAATCCTCGTTGCAGCGTATCCGCACAAGGAGACGATCCTCAAGGCGGATCAGAAATCCGGATCGGGCGCACCAGCGGGCGGCACCGGCAGCGGCGCGGGGAAGGGCGGCACGACAGCCGAAATTGCCACGCGAATCAGCCAACGCCTGCGCGCGACCGGCGGGTAAACCAACCTCCACTAAAAAAAGGCCACGGCAATGCTCTCCAATATGCAGGTTTTCAACACGACCATTGCGCAGACCGCAGTGGAAGTGCTCGCTCAGCAGGTCGAGAAATTCAACGCCGCGTCGAACGGCGCAATAGTCATGACGACCGAAGGCTTCGACGGCGACTTCCTGGAATCGCGCTTCTTCAGCGATCTTTCCAGCACCCGCCGCCGCGTTGACCGCTACGCCGCGCAGGCATCCGTTTCCCCGACCGCGCTCGCGCAGGTCAAGGAAGCGCGCGTCAAGATTGCCGGCGGATTCGGCCCGATCCTGTTCGAGCCGTCGCAGATGACGTACATCAATCAAAGCCCCGAATTGGCCGGCGCCGCAATCGTCGAGCAGATGGTCGCCGCCATCATGCAGGATCAGCTCAATACGGCCATCGCCGCGTTGTGCGCAGCGATCAGCAACCAGGCCGGCGCCACGAACGACGTGTCGGCAACCGCCGGACTCGACTACAGCGCGATCAATACCTCAATGTCCAAGTTCGGCGATTCGTCCTCGAATCTCGTCGCGCACGTCATCACCGGCGAAGTGTTCCATCGCCTCGTCGGTCAGAACCTGGCGAACACCGCCAAGCTGTTCGTTGCCGGCAATGTGACCGTCGTCAGCGTGCTCGGCCGCCCGTTCATCGTGACCGATGCGCCGGCCCTGTACGTCGCCGGCACGCCGAACAAGCAGCGCGCACTTACCCTGGCATCGGGCGCCGCGATCGTCCACAACAACGGCGATCTCGTCACGAACGTGCAGACCACGAACGGCAACACCCGCATCGAGTCCACGTTCCAGTCCGATTACACCTTCGGCCTCGGCCTGAAGGGCTACACCTGGGACGAGACCAACGGCGGCAAGTCGCCGACCGATGCGGAAATCGCCACCGGCTCGAACTGGGACAAGACCGCGACGGACATCAAGAGCACGGCTGGCGTGATTGCCATCGGCGACGCCGCGAAGTAAGCGGCACAGCAAGCGTGCGGCAGTACCCGGCGAGGACACCCTCGCCGGGGCATCAAAAAAGGAAATCCGATGACACCAGACACCGCAGAAGCACGCCGCCGTGCGTTTCCAATCGTCTACCTTGCCGCGCCGGTTTCCGCCGCGACAAAGCAGGCGATGAAGGACGCCGGTCGCCGTATCCTGGACGCCGCGTTCGCGCCGCCCGGGTACGAGCACGATGCCGAGGTCGCCGCGCTGCTCGGCATCGAGCAGGACGAGCCGAAGGCGAAGCCTGCCGGAAAGCGGGCGAAGTAATCCATGTCCCTCGTCGTCGAAGATGGCACCGGCCTCGCAAACGCGGACAGCTACCTGTCCGTTGCCGATGCGACCTCATACCACGCCAGTTTCGGCAATGACGCCTGGGCGGCGGCGACGAGCGACGCACAAGAGCAAGCCCTGCGCCGTGCGACGCAGTATGTCGATGCCAACTACTCATTCCGCGGCTCACCGCTGACCACGACGCAGGCGCTTGCCTGGCCGCGCAATCTAGGCCTCGCATGGCCTATCCGTGGGCTATCCAACGCGACTGCCGAGCTTGCCCTGCGCGCACTCGATGGCGCGCTGTTCGCCGATCAATCCGGCGGTGAAGTGATCGAGGAAAGCGTCGGGCCGGTTGGCGTGAAGTACCAGCCATCGGGCCTCGGCGGTCAAACCCGCTTTGCAGTGGTTGACTCGCTGCTCGCGCCGTACACCGGCGGCGGCCGCATGTCGATGCGATTGGAGCGCGCGGAATGAACCTGTTCGACTACAGCCGCATCCGCGCCACGGCGGACAAGCTGATTGCGCGGTTCGGTCAGGCGGCGACGCTGTCGAGCACCGACCCGGCGACCGGCGCCGTGACCACGCGCGTGGCGAAGGCCGTCAACATGGGTCCGGTCAAGCACACGCTCGGCGATTCCGGCGTGTCCATCGGCGATGATCGCCTGTTGCTCGACCATGCCGCAGCGCCGAAGCCGGGCGACCGCGTCGCCTACGGCGCCGAATCGCGCGTGATCGTCGATCCGGTTTCGCCGATCCAGCCGGGCGACACTGTGCTTGGGTTCGAGATTTACGCGAGGGCCGGGTAATGGCCGAGTTTACGATCGCCCTCGACGACAGCGCAGCGCGCGAGAAGCTCGCCAGGATCGCCGCAGCCGGGCGCAGTCCCAACGCCATGCGCGGCGTTGCATTGGCCGCCAAGCAGCAGGTGTACAACGCCTTTCGATTGCAGCAGGGGCCGGATGGCCACGCATGGCCGGCACTGGCCGCGGCGACGCTCAAGGCGCGCGCGCGGAAGGGGCATCACGGCCTTCAGCCGCTGATCGACACCGGCAAGATGTACGAAAGCATTGCAGAGAGCAACACGGACACGACGGCGACGGTATCCATCGGCGAAAAGCTGCCGGACGCGCGCGCCTGGTACAACCAGCACGGCACCCTGCGCGCACCGGCGCGGCCCATGCTGCCAATCTCCGGCGATGCAGTAACGCCGGCATGGTGGCAGGCAATCCGCGCGCCGATCATCGCCGAATTCGAGAAGGCCGCCGCATGAATTCGCGCCTCTCCATCGCGGCTATCGCCGACCATGTTCGCACCGCGCTCGGTGCCAGCGTGCAGCGCGTCGGCACCGGTTACGACCGAGACTACTTGCAGAGCTTCCCGAAGGCATGGCCGGCGGTTTGGATCGCCGCGCAACGCCTGACGCGCATTGACGATGGCATGGCCTTCTCTGGCGTGTTTCGCCAGCACTGCAAGGTTGAAGTAGCCGTTCGGCTCGTCGTGCAGCGGTATGCCGACGGCCAACTGGACGGCGAAGCGCGGTTGAACGCGCTGCACGATGCCGTTGCCGATGCGCTGAAGGACTGGACGCCGGACGGCGCCGACCAGCCGCTGGTATGGGAGTCCGCCGCAGATGGCGACGCGACCGAATCCCTCATGTCGGCAGACCTCATTTTTTCCACGACCGTCACCTACGCGAGGCAAGCATGACCGATCACCGTTTCCCATTGGAAGGCGGCAACTATCGCCGGGTCGATGGCGAGCTTGTCCGCGATGACGCTGTACCAGCGACCGAATCACCCACAACTCACGAAACCGGCGACGCTGCGACGGCGCCCGCCGAAACCTCGTTTTTCCGTCGTCGCAGCAAATCATCCGAGGATTGATCCATGACACAGCCAGCACTCGACTTTTTCAAAAAGCGCGCCCTCCTCGTGAAGGCGGAAACGACCGAAGGCACGGATTCGACGCCGGTCGCGGGCACCGATGGATTCCGCCTGTTCGACGGCACTACCTCGACCGCATTCGACAAGATCGAACGCGCGCTCGACAAGCCGTTCTTCGGCGGCGACCCGTTCGGCGTGGCGAACAAACGCGCCACCATCGAAGGCAGCTTCGAGCTTTACCCGCCCGCTACTCCTGGGGCCGCTTCCACGTCCGATGCGGACTGCGCGAAGGTGCTGTTGCCTGCCGGCATGGCGGTCACGAAGGACGCGGTCGCAAAGACCACGATCTACAACCCGATCAGCAGCGCGATTCCGTCCGCGACGGCGTATTGGTATCACGTCCGTCGCCTCATCAAGGTACTCGGCGCTCGCGTGAACATCTCCAGCCTCGCCATCGAAATCGGACAGCGGTTCACCGCGAAGGCGTCCATTCAAGGCGATTATGTGGACTGGGCATCTTCGTCGATCCCGACCGTGACGCTGCCGACGAAAGTGCCGGTCGTGGCCAGCGCGCGCAACATGCGCACGAACCTGTCCACGCTTGTGAGCGGGGCCACGGCCAGCACGTCTGGCACGCCGCTTTCCAATCTGCTCGTTTGGGCAAAGTCGCTATCAATCGACCTCGGCTCCGACCTCAAGCACAAGGAATACAGCAGCAAGTCGGTAAACCAGATCAATGACCGCAAACCGACGTTCAACCTCAAGGTTGCCACGACGGACATCACCAACGACTTCGATCCGCTGTACGTGCGCGACAACGGCATCGTGCTGGTGGTCAATGTGAAGCTGTACGAGGTGAGCGGCACGCCGTCTGCAACGCTGTCCGGCCTGTACTCCGCCCTGACGGTTCGCTGTCAGATCGAGAACGTCAACCCGACAGACATCGATGGCGACGACGGTTGGGAAATCACCGGCCCGTGCTTACCGTCCGATACCGGCGGCGACGAATTCACCATCGAGTTCGGCGACGATTCTTGATGCCCCGCAGAGGGCCAGCGGGAACGCCACCGCATCGGCGTGACAGCCGGGAGAGACCGGCACTATCTGGCCACTTCGAGGAACGAAAATGAGCGTGAGTTTCAGCATCAAGCCAATCGATATCGACGAGTTGAAAATTACCCTCGCGATTCCGCCCGAGAATCCGACGATGCGCGGATTCATCACGGCTGGCGCGAAGGTTCGCAGCAAGAACGAGTTGAAGGCGTTTTCCGAGAAAATCCAAGCCGGAGAATTCGAGAACGACATCGATATCCTCAAATCGATGTTCCCCGGCGGCGTGAAAGGCCTGGGCAACGATGCAGGCCCAATCGAGGGCGACAAGGTTTGGGAGTTCTTGCAAACCGATCCGACCGGCTCGTACATCACGCGCGCGCTGTCCGATGCGTACTTCGATCAGTACCAGGGCGCGCGGCAAAAAAACTCCGTTCGGCTGCGCTGACCCTAACCGGCGAGGAGCAGCCGAATGGCAGCAATGACGGCGGCGAAGATGACGGCGAACGCGAGGAAGCGTTCTCACCGGACAATGACACGGACGCCGTCGAAATCATCGCCGTTCCGGTCTGGTGCTGCCACATGGCCGCCGTCGAGGTTTTCCTCGGCTGCGACGTGCAATGCACCAGCACCGGCCTCGGGCTTTGGTGGAGCGGGATAGGGCCGGAGCAAATCCGCGCGGCGTGCGCACTAAAGCGCGTTCCGCATCGGCAATGGCCGGAGATTGTTGACGATGTGCGGTACATGGGATCTGCGGTTGCAGAAACTCGCAACCGCAAGGCAGCGCAGCGGAGCAGGTAGGGCATGGCCGACACGACAATCACCCTGAAGATCACCGCCGATGGAACCGCAGCGGTGACCGGCGTGCGCAACGTCGAGACGGCCGTCAAGAGCATGGGCGATGCCGTCGATAAATCGGCGACGAAGGCCGATGCCTCGATGGAGAAGCTCGGCGCGCGCATCGGCCTGGTCGTCGCTGGCGCGGTAACGGCGCTCGGTGCGCTTGTGGTCAAATCGATCAATGCGGCGGATGCCGCAGGCACGCTGGCCGAACGGCTCGGGACGACCAGCGAGTTCATCTCGACCATCGGCTACGCCGCTCGGCAGAACGGCGCCAACGTTGGGGATATGTCGTCCGCGATCAGCGCACTGGCCGTCAACGCGGCCCGCGCGCAGGCCGGTGTGAGCGGCTATGGAATCGCGTTCAAATCAATGGGCATCAACGTCAACGACACGAACGGCAAGATCAAGAGTGCCGACACGTTGTTGCTGGAAGTATCCAAGAAATTCGCCGGGTATGCCGAGGGGCCGGCGAAAGTCGCGTTGGCGAACAAGCTCATGGGCGATTCCGGCGCGGCGGTCATCCCGGCGCTGAATGCAATGGGCAGCGGGTTCGAGGACATCGCCGACAAGGCCGAGCGCGCCGGTCAGGTAATAAGCTCTGACACCGCAGAGGCCGCGGCGTCGGCAAAACGCGGCATCGAGGACTTGAAGGACGCGGCAACCGGGTTTGCGAATCAGCTTGTGGCCGCCGTGCTGCCGACCGTGCTTGGTATTGGGCATGCCTTCCTCGATGCTGGTGATGACGCGGACCGGTCTGGATCGAAGTTCGAAGGCCTGAACGAAGTCCTGAAATTCGTCGCAACCATGATGTCCGACGTGATCGAATACACGCAAAAGTTCGGCGCCGCAATCGGATACCTTGGCGATCAGGCCGAAATGCCGTTGTTGAAGGTCAAGGCCGGATTCGCGGGCATCAAGGCGCTCATGTCAGGGCAGGACGTGAAATCGGCAGTAGAGCCGTTTCTCGGCGAGTACAAGCGCCTGACCGTTGGCGCGCAGGGCGCGGCATCCGCATACGACGCAACCATCGCCGACATCGAAAAGAACAGCACTGTGCGGTTAGCAAAGATCGCCGGAAGCGTATCCGGCGCTGCGGATGCGACTGGCAAACTGGCGAATCAGGCCAATCTTGCCCAGGCGCCGACGGAAGGCCTCGCGCGTTCGCTCGGCAAGGCTGCCGACAATGGCAGCAAGTTCGCCGAAGAATTGGAACGCGCGCATGGAAAGCTCGCCGCAATGTCGGAGCCGCAGGGAGCCTACGCGCGCGCACTGGCCGAAGAAAACTCCGCGATTCAGTTTGGTCAAAAGCTCATTGCCGACGCGAACGCAGAGCGCGAGAAGGGCGCCATTTCGCAAGCACAGTACAACGATGCTGTGAACACCGGCAATGCGATTCAGGCGCAGGCGCGGGAAAACTATGCAGCGACGACGGCCAAGATCAAGGAGCAGGTCGCATCCATCAATGGCCTGCTCACGCGCGTGAAGGATCAGCAGGCGCTCATTGGCCTGTCCGATCACGAGCGCATGGTCGCACAGGAAGTCCAGCAGGCGACGAAGTATTTCAACGATCACCGCGAGGCGGTTGAACGGGACGGCGACACGCTCAAATCATTCCAGGCAAAGGCAAAAGCGGCCGGAGAAGAACTTGCGACGGCGTTTGACCTGACGAACATTTTTTCCGAGCTCGACAACGCCGACCCATTCAAGAAGCTCGATGATCAGATAAAAACCGTTACGAAATCGCTGGCCGATGCAAAGGCCGGAATTGGTGCGATGGCCAATCCGGAAGGCATCGCAAAATTGCAGGACGCGCTTGACAAGCTGCATACCAGCGTTGCCGTAGGCGTGCTTGGCGCAACCGCGAGCGCGCTCAAAGGCATCCAGTCGCTGACGAAAGAAGGGTCGAAGGAATACGCCTTAATGGAAGTCGCCGTGGACGCGCTCGGCATCGCGCAGGCGATCACCGCCGTGTTGAATCAGGGCAACGGCGATCCGTACAGCGCCTGGGCGCGCATGGCCGCGATGGCGGCGGCGGTCGCACCGCTGGTCGCGCAGCTTGGCGGCACGATCAGTTCAATCGGCGGCGGCGGCTTCACCAATGTCGCCAAGCAGCGGCAGGAAACGCAGGGCACCGGCACTGTTCTGGGCGATGCGAGCAAGCAAAGCGAGTCCATTGCAAAGGCGATGGACATCACGGCGGACGCGACGAGCAAGCTCGTCGGCATCAATCGCGGCATGCTCACCGCGCTGCAATCCTTGCAAGCGGCGCTCGGTTCCGCCGGCAACATGCTGGCGCACGGCGCGGGCAACGCGCAATTCCCCAGCATCGGCGCGAACGGCAACGCCTTCAACCAATTTTTGAGCAGCTTCGACCCGCTCGGCGGCGATCCGTTCGGCAAGGCCGTGAGCACGTTCCTTTTCGGCGGCCAGAAGAAGATCGTCGATCAAGGCATCGACATCATTGGTGGCTCAATTAATTCCATGCTCAACGGGATCGTCGTGGGCGCGTACCAGACGATCCAAAAATCGGGCGGCCTGTTCGGCAGCACGAAGACGAAGGACAACGTCGTGGGCGTGTCCGACGACTTCAACAAGCAGATGCAACTGGTACTCGGCTCACTGGTGGATTCGGTCAAGGCCGCGGCGCAGGCGCTCGGCATCCCGCTGGCAGACATTCAAGCAAAGATCGACGCGTTCAAGGTTGCCGAGACGAAGATCAGCCTGAAAGGGCTGTCCGCCGAGGACCAGCAAAAGGCGCTCGAAGCGGTTTTCAGCAGCATCTTCGATGGCCTCGCCGGTTCCGTCGTGCCATTCATCGGGGAATTCCAGAAGGTCGGCGAGGGACTTGGCGAAACGCTGGTGCGCGTGGCCACCGAAGTGCAGGTGTTCCAGCAGGCGGTGAAGTACCTCGGCCTGACGTTGAACGAAACCGACCCGGAAAAATTCGCGCAGATCAGCGACGGCCTGGTGAACCTGCTCGGCGGCGTGGAGAACTTCATCACCGCGATGCAGAACTTCACGCAGAACTTCGCACCGGAATCGTTCAAGTTCAAGACCGACAGCGACGCGCTCACCAGCGCCTTCGCGCAGGTTGGCTTGACGCTGCCGACAACGCGCGAGGGCATGTTCGCGCTCATGCAATCGATGGATGCGACCACGGCTTCCGGCCAGGCGCAGATCGCGACGCTGTTGCGGCTGTCGGATACCGCCAATTCGTACTACGACGCGCTGGACAAGCGCGCAAAGGCCGCCGCCGACTACGCGAACGAAATGGCGAGCATCAATGTCTCGACCGGTCACGTCTCGCCGATCATGGATCAGCTTCGGCAGATTCGGCAGTGGTCGGTGGACATGGCGGCCAAGCTCAATGCGCTGGCGCAGTCGGCCGGCCGCGCCGGCGCGAGCGAACTGGACCTTGCGCGCGTGCAAGAGGAAGCGGCGCGACGCGCTGCCGAAGCCATCGCGACGCTCAAGCAATCCACGCTTGACCTTGCGGCCAAGCTTGGCTACGTCGATACGCTGGACACGCTCAACAGCAAGATCGCGGCGCTGCAATCCTCGGCCGGTTCTGCGGCAAGTGGTATTGGCCATGCGGCTGGCGCGATCAGCGGTGCGGCGGATAAACTGAATCTGGAAATCGGCGACCTGTCGCCGTACTCGGATCAGAAAAAGCTCGACTTGGCGTTGCAAGGGTTGCGCGCGGGCACGGTGAGCGCGGACCAAGTATTGCAGATCGGCCGGAGGCTGTATTCCAGCGGCGACGATTACAACAAACTGTTCCAGCAGGTGCTGGCGATCAATCCGGCTGGCGCTGGCGGCGCGGGCGACTCGACCACGGCCATAAAAAACAACAGCGCGGCACTGTCAGAACTCATTGCGCAGCGTGACAAGATGCAGGCGGCGCAGGACAAGCAAAACGCGCAGCAACTGGCGCAGAACATCGCCGATCTAGCGCAAGCGCAGCACGAAAGCGTGCAGGACGTGGCGAAAGACCTCGGCCTGAATCTCGACGACCTGGCGAAGACGCTCGGCATCGGCAACGACAAGATCGCCGACTTCATCGCTGGGCTGGAAAAAGAGGACATCGCGGGCACGTTCGTCGATCAGTCCGGAAACATCGTTGACGCGATCAATACGACCTCGCAGGCCATCGTGGATGCGATCTATTCGATTGGTCGCGCGACGTTGCCGAACAGTGGTGTCGGCATCTCTCCACTTTCTGGTGCGAACGCACCGCCGGTCACGGTTACGCCACCGCCCGTGTTGCCGCCGGGTGGTGGCGGTGGGCGTTTGCCGACAGGCAGCGGAATCGTCCCCGGCAACGGCCAGCAGCATGCCCAGGTCATGGCCGCGCTCTTGTCGATCGCTGAAGCCACTGGTGCGACGGCGGACACGTCTGAAAAAACGCACCGCGAACTGCGCGACGCTGCGCGCGAACGCGCTGCCCAATCGCGCCGGAGCCTTGCATGAAGCTGCTACTCGCAACGATCAATCCGCATGTGCACAACGGCGCAGAGGATTTGTCGCTGCGCTTGATTCAATCCGCACCGCTAGTCAAGGGCGCGGCACTTGCCGCCGGGCAACTGTACCTGGAAGGCAAGGGCGGCGCAGGCGGCTACACGTACAGCGCAACCGGACTTCCGGCCGGCCTTTCGCTCGACCCAGCTACGGGTGCGATCACCGGCGCGCCGACCGCTTACGGGCACAACGTCATAACGGCCACGGTCACGGACTCGGCTACTACAACGTCACCGCCCGCGACGTTTAGCGTTGACGTGCCGATTCCACTATACGGCGTAAACGTGACGCCGTCGACGCTTGAGGAAAACGTCGCGTATTCATACGCATTTTTAATCGGCGGCGCGACTGGAACCGTTACGTGGAGCAATTCGACAACTCTCCCAGGTTGGCTTTCTTTCAACAGCGCAACCGGCGTAGTTTCCGCGTCGTTTCCGCCGAACGGCGTCGGCCCTGGGAGTATCCCGCTATCGATAACCGCGTCGGATTCCGGCACCGGGGCGTCATTCCAATTTGATTGCTCGATTCCATTGGTAGGGAAGTTTACTCTTGCCTTTCCTCCGGTAAATCCGCGTTTCAACATCGGGCAACCGCTGGATAGGTACGCGCTGTTCTATGCGTCGAAGGGAGTTAAACCGTACACGATCGCGCTTGATTTGACGGCCGTCGCGTGGGCGACGGATAACCGCGACGGCACGATTTCGGGATTGCCGATTGACCCCGCTGGAACTTTCAGCATCCCCTACACGGCCTCGGACGCGCTCGGAAGGACGTTGACCGGGTCGGCGAATATCACGCTTGTTTACGCGAACAACATTCTAACCGTCAAGCAATCTGGCACGGCGGTCGGCGGCGCGGGGATAGATGCGCTGGATTTCGTCGGCGCAACCGTTACGGATGCTGGCGGCGGCGTGCGCAGTATTTCAGGATTGCAAGGCCCTCAAGGTGCAACCGGCGCGCAGGGCGCGACAGGGCCACAAGGGGCTACAGGGACGAACGGATCGCAGGGGCCGCAAGGCGTGGCCGGTACGCAAGGCCCGCAAGGGGCACAAGGCACAACTGGTGCGAGTGGGTCACAAGGCCCACAAGG